GAATTAACAGGACAACCTTAGTTAAAAGGCGTTGGGAATGTTAAAATTCCTCAGAGCCTCAGCTAAGAGACCCTTTGACCTCGAGCAGCGTAAGCCGCCGTCGGAAGAGGAGCAGTCTGGCGTCACCGCCGACGTTAATTTAGTGGCCCAACGCTGGTCCACTTTTGAGGACTCTATTCTCGCGAATGAGGCCTTGTCCGAATCTTACGATGAGGACGAAGTCGGGTTCATTTCTACCGACTTGAGTGAAGCTACGTACTCCACTCCGTTTGATCTCCTCACGGAGAATTCAAAATTCATGGACGAGATCCTTACGGACGTTCCAGTTTGGAAGGTCTATCATAGACTCTTCAAGATCAATAAACGCCTGGTTGACACCAGGGAATTGACCACAAAGGGGTACACTGACGTGGACCACTTCACCACCTGTAGAGGCGGCTTTATGGGAGATCCTCTCTCATTCATGCAGCTGACGTTACAGATGCAAGCGACCATTAACATGGCCGTACGCGATGCAGGACAAACGTCCCGCGAGCGACACACTCGCCCGATCGGGCAAGGTGCTGGCGACGATAATTTACTTATCGGGGCTACGGTCGGATTATACCGATCCCTTAAGCAATGCTTTAATGATTGCCAAATGAAGGTGTCAAAAATTGACGCCTTTTCGAAGGACACAATGACCTTCACAGAGCAGTATGCCGTAAGGCCATCTGATCTTGCATTCCATAATGGATATGCTAAGGAATCCTTGTTTGGAGACCTTGTTTACCTTGATATTATCAAAGGATCTATCCTTAGTGGTAAGTCTAAGGTAAAGACCGTGGGTTCACACCCTTTTATCGGTCATTCGACTGCTCTTAATAAGCAGATCGCGTGGCACCCCATTGAATGGGTGCGAAGGCGGGGTGGTCCCCTCCTTTGGGCGGCTAATTACCGCCTCGCCAACGGACTTGCGTCCAACATGGCTTCCCTTCCCATACCATTGGGGGGAATAGGAATGGCCCTCACGGACCGTATCGTCAGGTTTGACGATGAGCTATTTCAAAAGCGGTTGCCCTATTATGAGGCAATCCTAGGACTCGAGTTTAACGAGTTCCTCAAATATCAATTATTACTGATTGGTATTTACAAATCAAATCCGAAAGGGAAGATTTGGCAGAATGACCCGGAGTTAATCCAGGCATTTGTAGAACACTCAGAGTTCTTAAGCGAGGAATCGATTCAGGTTCCAACATATCTGGCCAGCAAAGGCTACAGTGCGACTCGCAAGTATTTGCGGGATCAGCTTGGGCTCGTATCACTACGAGAGGCCGTCGACGTTATGACACGTCGTGAAGCATTCCAACGATTTTGGAATGAAGAGGAAGTAACTAGCTTCCTCACGCTACCCGTAAAGGGAGCGAAAGAACGTGCCAATAAGGTTTGGGCTCAGATTTATTCTGAGGTCACTCCAGTGGACCACGTTATGTCTCACTCAATTGATGAGCTTACAAAAAAGTTCGAATTAAGAACTTGGGGAATCCTATTTAAAAAGGATCATCCCCTTTACCTCGAAGTGTTTGGAGGTATGCCTAGCCTTATTATAGACTATGCTAACCCAGATACGTATTAAATCTAGGTAACTACAACAATTAAGAGCCGTAAGGCCTTGTAGGTAATTCTACATCCCCGCTATCCTTCA